ACGTCGAGCGGGCGGATCAATTAGGGCACTCATTGCCAAAATGAGAGGTAAAAGCGGTTTGGCGCATAGTGAGGCGTTAGGCCGCTTTTTATTTTACATACAACTTAGATCATGCATAACACCAAATTAAAAGGGGTTGTTATTATGACGAAAACAATAAAAAAGTGTATGAATTGCAAAGAGGTTAAACAAACGATTACAAAGCGATCCAATTTATGTATTGAGTGTTTCGAGGGACTCATGAAAGCGAAAATAAAAGGAGGGGGCAGCAATGGCAAAGAGTAAGTATGAGGAAATGGATATAGAAACAAGATTGCCGGAAATTGAACAAATGGCCCGCGATGGGTATAGAGACGAGGACATAGCAAAAACGTTAGGCATTACACGCCAAACACTTTACGCATGGAAAGGTAAATATGAAGATTTCGCAGAGGCATTACGTAAAGGAAAAGCGGTTGTTGATGCTGAAATTGAAAATAAATTATTGGACAATGCGCGCGGGTATACGTATTGGGAAGAAACGCAAGAATTAGTTAAGGAATTAAACCCAATGACGGGGCGAGTTGAGGAATTTTTAAAGACCGTTAAACGCGTTAAAAAGCACGTTAAAGGCGACACGACGGCCCAAATATTTTGGCTTAAAAATCGTAAGCCGGACCAATGGAGAGACAAACAACATATACAACATAGCGGCGGTATTGGTGTAAATGGATTAGATTACATGAGCGACGACGAAATAGAGAAAGAATTAGGAAAGTTGAAAGATGAGTAAAACGTTAAGCCGCCAAGACAAAGAGCGCCAATTAATGTTGATCCGCGAAAAGCGCATAAGGGCCGCCCGTGTTGATTTTTGGGAGTATTGTAAATTAGAGAGTCCCGATTTTTATAAACAAGATCGTTGGCATTTAGTAATTTATAGTTACATCCTGCAGGCGCTTTACGAAAGAAAATTAACTAAACAATATTTCTATGAGATATGCGAAAAATGGGCGCCGGAATGGTTTTTATTTCAGTTTAATTGGGACCGTTTAGAGGACGATTACGTTTATTTAAAACTAATGATTAACATGCCGCCACGTATGGGTAAAAGCCGTACATTAGTTAATTTTTGTAAATGGGTACTAGGACAATCAATTACAAATAAAATTATGACGTGTTCATACAATGACGACATGGCCCAAGAATTTAGTAGGTATACAAGGGACGGCATAGACCAAGAAAAATTATATCCTCATGAGGTTGTATTTAACGACGTATTCCCAGGTACTAAAGTTAAAAAGGGTGATTCATCATTTAAAAAATGGGCCTTAGAAGGCAACTTTTTTAATTACATTGGCGCCGGGGTTGGTGGATCAATTACGGGTAAAGGTGGAGACATAGCCATAGTTGATGATCCAATAAAAGATGCAGCCGAGGCGTTTAATGAAAATAGATTGGACAAAATTTGGCAATGGTATTCCGGGACGTTTAAATCACGTTTGGAAGAAAAGGACGGGAAAGTAGGTATAGAAATTGTTAACCATACACGATGGGCAGACGGGGACGTTTGCGGCCGTATCCTTGCAAATGAAGTAGAGGCCCGGGAGTGGTTCGAGTTAAAGTTAGAGGCTTATTATCCAAACGAGGATCAAATGTTATGCCCGCAGCTATTGAGCCGTAAAAGGTATGAAAGTTTAAGGCGTAACGTCGATCCGGTTATATTTGCAGCTAACTATCACCAAGTAAGCGTAAACGCCGAGGGACGATTATATAAAACTCTTAAAACGTATTCTGATTTACCTAAAGATGATAAAGGTAATAGCATTATTGAGGGTGTTATTAATTATACGGATACGGCAGACGAGGGAGACGATTATTTAGCAAGTATTTGCGCTGCAATGTATAACGGTCAATTGTATGTTACGGACGTTTTATATACTAAAGACGGCATGGAGAAAACGGAGCCGGCAACCGCCCAAATGCTAGTTGATAACAATGTGACATTGGCCAAAATAGAGAGTAACAACGGGGGCCGTGGCTTTTCCCGTAACGTTGGCCGTATTATTTGGGAAGATCATAAAACAAGAAAAACAACTATTCGTTGGTTCCATCAAAGCAAGAATAAAAAGGCCCGCATCTTAACAAATTCAACATATGTACAAAATAATATTTATTTTCCTGCTAATTGGCATGATAGATGGCCGGAGTTCTATAAAGCTATTACAAGTTATCAAAGAGAAGGAAAAAACGCCAACGACGACGGACCGGACGCATTAACAGGATTGGCGGAAATGATGGAAAACCAACCGAGAGTTAGAGAATTATAATATAATTATTTTTGAGGTGATGTTATGAGTTGGAGAAATTACATTTTGCCGCCCGCATTTCATAAAAAAGCGACTGAAATACACCGGGCAATAGTTAAGGTTTTAGGTTTGTCCCCACAATGGAGTAACCGGGATTATGAGAATTTCGCAAAAGAAGGATACAACGCAAACGTTTGGGTTTATCGTTGTATTCAAGCCGTAGCACAGGGAGCGGCCGGCGTACCGTGGCTATTGTACCAAGTGGATGCAAAAGGAGAAAAAAAGGAAGTCCCGCAACATGATTTATTAAAATTGCTGCAAAAGCCAAATGAATTTATGAGCCAACAAGAATTATTCGAGTCACTAGTAGCATTTTTATTAATCAGCGGTAACGCATATTTAGACATGAGTTCACCATATACAAACCGCCCGCCGTTGGAGTTATGGCCTTTACGTTCGGATCGTTTAAAAGTGGTACCGGATGCCGTGGACTTTATTAAAGGTTATAACTACAACATAGGCGAAACAACAACTTTTTTAGATAAAAGCCGTGTATCTCATTTGAAATTTTTTAACCCGTTAGACGATTTTTACGGACTATCACCAATTGAAGTTGCGGCCCGTGGTATTGATAATGACAACGCTGCTAATGCATGGAATAACTCATTATTAACCAATGGAGCAAGACCAACCGGCGCATTGTCAACAGAGGAAACATTAACGGAGGTACAATATGACCGATTAGACGAGCAAATGAGTAAAAACGTTGGTAAAAATAATGCCGGTAAAACCTTAATTTTAGAGGGCGGTTTAAAATGGCAAGACATGAGTTTAAGTCCCCGCGATATGGACTTTATAAACTCTAAAAAGATGAGTATATTAGAAATTTGCGCAGCTTTCCAAGTTCCGCCGGAGGTTGTGGGATACGGAGAAAATAAAACGTATGCCAATTACGAGGAGGCCCGCAAAGCATTATACGAGGATGCTATTTTACCAATTTTAGATAAATTAAGAGATAAACTAAATTCAACATTAGTTATTAAATACGGGGACAACCTTTATTTAGACTATGACAAAGATTCTATTGAGGCCTTAAAAGAAAATAGCGACATTAAAGCAGCGCGTATACGTGAGGACTACAAAAACGGCGTTATTACTCTAAATGAGGCAAGGGCGGCCCGAGGTTATGAAGAATTACCGGGCGGGGATACGCATTTAATACCGGGTTCCGTTTGGGTTGTAGATGAAAATAACAATCTAATATTAGGGCCAAAACAAGGGGAACAAAACCCGAAAGATGATCCAGGTAGTAACGATCCAAAAGAGGGTGAGGGTAAGAAGGGCCGTTTTTTTACGGTAATGTAAAAGCGTTTGACATTGAAACGGACGAGGAAAAAGATTTATTTTTTAAATCAATGGAGAGCGGCCGCAAAAAGTATTATAAAGACGTTGCCGACAGTTTAGAGTTATTGTTTGCAGCAGAACAAAAAGCCGTTGTTGCTGCATTTAAAAAAGGTGGAGCCGATGCAGCAGAAAAGGCGATCATGCAAAAAGAAATGCAGCTATTACTTACTAAAGTATATGTTGAGGTTATAGATGATTTCGGAACGCAATTAATGGACCAATTTAAAAAAGATGCCGGGAACGATTTAGAAACAAAGGCGCCAAAAATACCATTAGAAACAGTATTCAAGGTATTTGATAAGTTTGTGCAAAAGTTTATTTCTTCAACAGTTGCAAAAAAAGTTGTTGGCATCAGCTTAACAACTAAATTGAAAATACGAGGCATCATTAAAAAAGGTGAGGCAGCGGGTGAAAGTATCGACCAAATAGCAGCCCGCATTGATGATCTTTATTTAAAACAAATTATTCCTAATCGTAGTGAGGTAATAGCGAGGACGGAAGTTATAGGCGCATCCAACGCCGGAAATAGTTTAGCAGCAGACCAAACAGGCCTAAAACTAAATAAAAGTTGGTTGGCAACCCGTGACGACAGAACGCGAGATACTCATAACGCAATGGACGGGGAAACAGTAGCAAAAGAAAAGCCATATAGTAACGGCCTTATGTTTCCGGGCGATCCAACAGGAGCAGCCGAGGAAGTTATACAATGCCGTTGTACTGAAATATACAAAGTGAGAAAATAAGGGAGGTTTTTTATTATGTCATTTGAAACTAAAAATTTCACGTTTGAAATTAAGGCTAATTTAGAGAAAAATGAGTTTGAGGGGTACGCATCCGTATTTAATTATAAAGATTCCGGCGACGACATTATAGAGCCGGGAGCATTTACAAAAACGATCCAAGAAAGCAAACGCGTTAAAGTATTATGGCAGCACGATCCATACCAACCAATAGGAAAACCAATGTACATGGCCGAGGATAGCAAGGGGTTACACGTAAAGGCCAAAATTTCTCCTACACAATTAGGTAAAGACGTTGTACAATTAATGAGAGACGGCGTTATTGATGAGTTGTCAATAGGTTATAACACAGTTAAGGCCGATTGGGACAATTTAGCAGGCGCTAGACGCATTAAAGAGGTTCGATTATGGGAGTTTTCCCCGGTTACATTTGCAATGAATGACCAAGCCGGCGTTACGGGTGTTAAATCACTTGCAACCGGAATTAGTCGCATGAGTGAATGGATCGACGAGGAATTAAAAGCCGGTAAAGTATTAAGCGAGAAAAATAAAGGCTTAGTAGAGGGCGCAATTAAAGCATTAACGGCACTTTTAGACGCATCGGAAAAAGGAATTGAGCCGCCGGCAGGCACTCAACAACCTAATGAAGATGAGAAGAAAGCCGCCGAGGATATATTAGGCATATTAAAAAATATGCAAGCATTTGCAAGTAACAAATAACAATTAGGGGGTTTGGAAAATGGAATTAAAAGACCTACAAGCACAATTGCAAACGGCCTTTACTGAATTAAAGGCAATGGGCCAACGTTCGGAAGATGAAATTAAAAAATTCGGACAAGCTAGTCAAGAAACAAACGAACAAATTGCAAAGATCAATAAAGAGATGGACAATTTTAAATCTCAAATTGATGAGTTAGCAAAAAAAGCAAACCGCATTAATTTTGAAGGTGGAAAACCTCAAAAATCAGAGGAAGAACAAAAGAAACATGATGCATTTTTCAAGTTCATCCGTAAAGGTATTACGGAATTAACTAGAGAAGAAAAAGCGCTAGTACAAGATGCAACGGGCGATATTTTAGTAACGGCAGACCTTGACAATACTATTTACCGTGCGTTACCACAATTAAACGTAATTCGTGGCCTTGCGTCAGTACGTGGGACTAAATCAGACCGCGTAAGACGTATTGGTATGAACGAAGTAACAACAGGTTGGGGTAAAATCGAAATTCAAACTAATCCTAAATTGGCATCATTTGAAAGTTCATTAACACCAACAGAGACTTACGCATACGTAGAGGATGCATACGGTCTTACTAAAATTGGTGAGGACGAGTTAGAGGATAGCGATTATGACTTAACGCAATACCTAACTGATTCATTCAGCGACGCTTACGCAAACATGGAGGAATTAGCGTTCTTAAAAGGGACAGGCCATGCAGCTATGCAGCCGGAGGGTATTTTAAACGGAACAACAGTTACACGTTTCAACACGGCAACGGCTAATACTTTAGTTGCAGACGATATGATTAAACTTGCGTACCAAGTACCAAGCGTTGCGCGTAAAAACGGCGTATACATGGTTAACCCATTAATTGAGTTAGCTATGCGTCTAATGAAAGACACAACGGGCCAATATTTATGGCAGCCATCATTACAAGCGGGGGCGCCGTCAATGTTTAACGGTAAACCGGTTTATAATGTAGAGCCAATGGATACTGCAACAACAACAGGTAAAGAGGTTGCTATTTTTGGAGACATTAAATCAGCATACCAAATTATTGACCGTAAAGAGGGAGCAATTAAGCGTATCGACGAGTTATACTTAAACGATGGTTTAATTGGGTTCCGTTACAAACGCCGTGTAGGTGGATATGTAAAACGTGCAAATGCTTTACGCGTTCTTAAAATCACTTAATAAATTAATCTCTTAAAAGAGGCCGGGGGCATTGCGCCCGCCGGCTTTTTTCATAGCTAAACAATAAAAAAGGGGGCGTAAATAATGCCGAAATTTAGAGCGTTAATACCATTTACTCATAATTTGAGTACATTTAACCCGGCCGACATTCATTTACATGATATTGACAATGACGAAATGGTTAATATTTGGG